TTATTTTGAGCAGAAGCATTCAACTGAACCATTCCTGAAACTGAAGGAATATTAAATCTTACTGCTTGTCCAACTGTCAATCCATGTGCAATAGATGTTGAAACTTGAGCAGTAGCAGCTTGAGAAACGTTAGTAATTAGTAATTTACGTGGATAATATAATGGAGAATAATTTACTATTCTATAAAATCCTGCACCACCAACTACTCCAGGAGCAGTAGCTAAAGCTGAACCAGCATTACCTGTTAAAGTAAAGCTTGTATTAGCTACAACTGCACCTACAACGAAATCTAAACCATTAATATCTGTTTGAGCAGTATTACTTAAACGAACAACTGTACCTACAGATATTCCAGCTGTATTACCTGTAGAAACTACAGGTCTTGTTGCGTTTGTTGTAGCCGTGGTAGCAACAGGGGCACTTAATAATGGCAATGCGCCTTGAGATTGACCCGATGGATCATAAAGAACAAATGCATTATTTGTTGTAATGTTTGTTGTTACAGCACCAGCAGCACCAGAAGCTAAATATGTACCTGTTCCATTAACCATTCCTCTTTGCCAATATGACATAAAGGAGTTAGGGCCAGCAGCAGCAGTAGCTTGATTAGCCTGTGTGTAGTTCCACACTCTTAACCAATCAAGATTTGAAGGAACTATAATTGTTTGATTTATGGCCGTAGCGGGTTGAGTAAAAGTACCCTGACCAATTATTGTACCATATGACATAATACCTCCTTATTAAGCTAATGTTGCTCTTAAATTAATAACCCAAAGATCATTAGTTATTCTTGGCACTTCTGCAAATTTATAACCCACAGAAGCATTAAGAGCTAGAGGGCCATCATATATTGGCGGTCTATAAATAAAGCTTGCGCTATATCCATCTTGTTCTATGCAAGCATAAGCTTCCATACCAACACAGAAAATATTATAAACATCTGCACCTAATGATGAACCATTTGGTGTAATTGAACCAATACTTGAAATTAAGAATCTCAAGTTACCGGCTGCACCCCATTCTGAACGCAATGCATTCATAGGAGCAGGATATTGGTTCTTTTGTACGAACCCAGCAATATTATCCAAATTACCAGTTAACTGCGTTGAACATAATGCAAAATAAGCATCACGAACAGGCGCTGTACCAAATTTATCTTCACCCTCAATGTTATCCATAATTGTATAAGCATTGTTGGAAAGTAAGGTACGAACTACTGTATCAACATCTGTTCTAGTAATTTCTGTAGGTACGTCTCCGTCTACACCACCAGTACAGTTAATAAAGGCAGCAGTAGCAGCTAACATATCTCTTGTTAACTGATCCTCGGTCTGACGAAGACTTACTCCGAGCCTAGCAGCACATTCGTTTAATACCAATCTGTTACTTTAATGACCTATTACTAGGCGGGGACTTTCTCTACTTATCCCTCACTGCATTTCTGCAATGTTCAGAGCACCGCATCTCACATTGTGAGTCTTCTCGCTTGCTACGTTCAGGCTGAATGAATGGTGGTATTAATCCTTCTTCTAGAGGATCAAACCATGAAATAATTTTATCTGTTGTAAGTTCAAATGGTGGCATATATTGATAAGGATATTGTGCATCTATATTCCATACATTTTGTTTTTTATAATAAATACCTCTAAAAACTCCAAAAATGCAATCTACCCATACATAATGATTATCTCGAGGTAAACTATCTTTATTTTCCGATAAAATATTCCATTTAACTTTCATTCTTGCCCCTTGTTATCTTCAACTTAATGTTAAGACTTCCAAGTCTATCAGAGAAGATTTATAGACCCCACATTTTTTAGGGTCTTGGTTTTGTAGTGTAACCTGCTCGTTTAATTGAACATAAGTTCCATAGAAACTTATTTTAGCATCAATATCAACAGCTGTTAATGCTTGAGCTGGAGGCGTTACCCCAGTGTTTCCAAGCGGAACCATTGCTGTATTAAGAGGATTATATCTTCTCATACGTAAAGTTGTACCACCATTACGTGGCATATTCTTCTTCATTGCCGGAATTTTATGTATCATATTCGGCACTGGCACGCTCAAAAGCTTATATGAAAAACTTTGTTGAACGGGCGCTGGAAGAATACTAGTAGTAGTTATAGGCATACTATTATCCTTAAAGTTATTACAAATAATTTACTTTAAGTTGGACTAAGACTTGACGATGTCCAGCGAGTGGATGAAACTCAGATCGCATCCGAAATGTGAGTGAATGACGCTCAACTTTTTAACATTCATAAGAGTGCGACTCTAATATTTGCGCTATTAAATATATAGCAAATTAATTAATTGAATTCAAATCAAAGAGCGAGGAATCGAACCTCGCTTGTGTGTCATGACTGTAGCACCAGCTACTGCTAGTCCCAAATAATTATGCAGACTAACATTACAAATTTGAAGAGTAATAGGCGTGTGGTAGATTGGACTTTAACCAATCGACCTCTTAGGTGTTCCTCTTTGTGCTCTCTTACATTGATCAAGTGTAATCTTCCCTGAGCTATACCACACATAATTTTTTTAAAAAAAAAGAGAGTAGGATAACTCTCTTCATGTAAAATAAGCAAATCTTAAAATGAGAGTAATAAGATTTGTATACGGAATTTATAGTATCAAGGATGTACTAGAAAATCAATAATAAAACTATATTCAGATTATTAAGGAATTCATAAGCAAAATAACCTGAATATAATTGAATATAGAGAAAAATTACTAGATCGTATTCAGGTACCAAATCATTTGAATATTTAAAATATTTAAGAATAAAAATTAAAAATATGCATTCCTGAATACGATCTAAATTTTATAATCTTTAAATATATTAAGAACTTATTAAAAAGTCTATATCACAACCACCATCATCAGTCATTCTTAAAGACTGTATATAATTTTTTATCATATCTTGTGACATGGCATGATTTATATGTTTATTAAAATTATCCATAATTTCTTTATCAAAATGTGTTTGATAAATTATTTTTTCATGTGGACGATCCGCTTGTATTTTCATTAATCTGGAAATTTCAGGAATTGGAAATTGTATAATATTAAGAAACATTAAAAGTTTTAAAATCATTTATATTCCTTTACGGGCTTGAGCCATTTCTTCAAGTAATTGTTTTTGTAGTTCTTTAGTTAATCCATTTGCAAATGCATTTGCCTTAGCTAATGGACTTGCACCCTGCTGAGAAGTAATTGAAGTAACCGGTCTAGGTTTAAGATTATTTTCTTTTACTTTATACCTATCGGATTCATAATTATCTTCAGTATAAAGATCAAATTTCTTTATTAAAGAATAAGCAGATTTACCAGCAACATAAATATCATTAGAAGAATTAACAGCTTGTGCTAGTTCAGGATATTGCATTTGTAATTTTTCAATATTTTCCTGAGTTACAACTTTATCAAAATCAGGATACTCGGTTCTTAGATGATATTTCATTGCAGCTTGAGCAGCAAGTTGTTGTGTTTGTTTTAATTCATTTTGTAGTTTGGTAAATTTTTTATCATACTTTTTATCGTACTTATTTAAATGTTTACCTTCAATTAAAGTATCATCTGAAAAAGTAGAAATATCTTCAGGTTCATCGGGACGTGATTGCATATCAGATAGTAATTTTGCATACTCATCACGCTCACGCTCAGCTTTTTCTTTCTGCTTTTTTAATTCCTTGAAATTCCTAGCCTGCATCTCTTTGAATGTATTTTCAGGAGCAGCTTCAACCCTTTGTTCCGGTTGTTCCACTACTTGCTCAACTTGAGCTTCTTCTACTTGTTGTGGAATTGCTTTTGGTATTTCAGCAGCAATTAAAGGATGTACTTCGTATGTTTCAGTTTCCATTATTCTCCCTTATTTCCTTCTAATAAATAAATCATAATAAATTAATTTAACCCGCTCTTCTTTATTTAATTCTGGATAATATTCTGGATTAGCTCTAGCTATTTTAATAGCTATATTTTTATATTCTATATCATTTATTATTAGCATTACTATTCCATATATCATAAATAAAAATGAAGCAATAATAATTATACCAAATAATTTTCTACAAATATTATTCATATTCTGTTATTTAGTTTAGGTGAGTCAAATTCTTCATTATTATAAACCTTACATAATTTAAATAAGTCACCATTTGAAAATTTAATTACAAATTCTAATAGTTCTCTTTCTTCAGGCACAATATAGTTTATATTTTCTAAAAAATGGTGACAAGTTCCTCTATCGGGAACTATCCAAACAAATTCAATTTGTTCAGTCTTAGAATTATATTTATAAACTGATTGATCATAATTAGGAGTGGGACAACTTTTACGATCTATAAAATAGTTCCTAATTACATTATCAAGAAGAGTTTCTTTCTTGGTCTCTATTTGTATAAAAAAATCTCCAGTATATTTTTTACGACCCCTCTCACAAGCAGTAATAAGTTCTTTAATATAATCTTCCTGCATTTTACGTTGTTGATCTATAACAGTAATTGGTAGAGTGGGTTGTTGTTTGAGTTCAGTAGAGATCTTACCAACAGTTTTTTTATTCATACCTACCTTAATAATTTCCAGCCCGCTGTGAGGAACGAGCTGGAAAACAATGAAAATGAAAACAGTGTCTTCTTACTTTTTTTTCTTACGTGAGCCAACTTTACGTGCCTGAGATAAAGCTATTGCGACGGCTTGTTTTTTATTCTTTACAATTGGTCCCTTTTTAGAACCTGAATGTAGTGCACCTTCTTTAAACTCGTGTAAAGTCTTTTCAATCTTATCTTCTTTTTTAATATTAGATTTTTTTATTTTTTTAGCCTTCTTGAAAAGATTCTTATCTGATTTAAATACCTTTTTTTTCTTCATTTACATTTTCCTTCGTGAACTTTTTTACACTTATTACAATATTTATTTAACTTAATTTTAATTTTCTACGAGATTTTTTGGACCCACCAATTTTCTTTGGCTTATGTCCTTCTTCTCTCATTAAATTTCTTTTTTTCAACTCAGGATACATTTTATAAACTTTAGCTTTTATTCCA